TCATAAAGAACTACATCTGTTGCTGTTGTTAAATTTATTTGATCTAAAGCGTAAAATCGATAAACATTACCGGACGAATCTCGACCCAAAAATGCATCCACATAAGGAATAATAGTTTGCGTTCCTGAAGAGGGGCTAATATTTTGTTGTATTCTGGAAGAAGTCCTACCAGGAACAAGATAACCTAAAGGCTTTAGTAAAGAAATTATATTTTCTTCCAGAGAGGCAGTATCTAAAAATGCTTCATTTGCTATTAAATTGCTGTAAAACGCATAATATAAAGTATTGTAAGCAAAAACGTCAAGCAAAGTATTTAAAGCACTTCCGTTAAAATCATAACCAGCAAATTCTGGTTTTGTGTTTAAATATTCTTTAAGAGATGCTTTTATAGAATCGAAATCTAATGAAGCAATATTTATTTTAGGATTTGCCATGTTTAAGTTTCTTCCCTGTCTACAGTAAATTCTAAGTTTAATGATCTAACTAAATTTTCATCAAATACAGGAGAAAATTCCAAAGAAATAATAAATTCTCCAGTATTTGAATCTTCAATATTTAGGCTTCTAATAATTGCTCTAGGTTCTTGCAATTCTAATTCTGCAATCATAGACAATCTTGTAGTGGCTATTTGTATAGGATTCAATTTATTAAATAATAGGTCGTAGCCACCAGCACCAAAACTAGAATCAAAAATCTTTTCTCTTTTAGAAGTTAATATGATATTTTTTAAAGATTGGCTAATAGCATTAATATCGGTTTTAATATTAATATCGTTATTTATTTCATTTTTGGACAAACTAAAATCTATATCTTTATACATTGCCATAGATTATGCTTCTTTCTTGAATTGTAGAGGTCCGTAATCGTAGTCTGGATTTTCATTCAATCCGTCTCTCATTAAAAACAAATACATGGAATGTCTTTGGGCGTTTATAATTCTTTTAACTTTATAAACCATCCAATTACCAGCAAATCTTGAATTTTTAATTACAGGATGTTCTCCTGTTGGATAAGCGATACTGATTATATTTCCTGGTTTTATTTTAAAAGAACCATTGACTAAAATTTTTATTCTTTGATATAGTAATAAATTTGATTGTGCTTGACGTAAAAGTGGAGTTTCTGGTGGAGTATTCCAAAAAGTAGCATTTGTTTTAGAATATTCTAGATAATATTTGAAATATTCTCCTATTAATTTTTGATCTTCGCATATTGCTGTATCAGATTCTGGAGATTTTGTAGCAACATCTATATTTGGGGGGAAAGCATAAATTGTTGAGCCATCAGTATAAGATTTTCTTCTAGCATACGGGAAATAACCAAAGTTATCATAATCACCACTGATTCCATAAGTAAAGCCTTGAAATTTATTATTATTGTAAACAGAAGAATCCCCAAAAAACTCTTCACAAGAACAATTATAACGGGAATTAGGATTAGAATAATCAAATCCAAAAAATTTAAGATATTTTTCGTTATTTTGAAAAGCAAAATAAATTCCATCACATTCTTTTGTGTTTTGTTCTGAATCTTTTAAGTAATAAGAAAGTGCTTGAGGGTCTGGAGATAAAGTTTTTCCATTTAATGATTGGTTTATTACAGGAAGAAATTCTAAAGTTTTTATATTACAATTACAAAATGGAATTTCTGAAGGACAATTTAAGTTTGATACTAAACCACCAGGACTAATGCATGTATTTTCTGCTGCATTTTCAAATGCATTGATAGTCATTTTTACAGGAAAAACATTAGAGGTATTAAACTCACTGTCTGAAAAAGAAGAATTTATTTTTTTATTAATCATTTAATGTGTATTTATTTTTTATGTACAATTATCCGAATTACAGAGCCCGTCATGTGCGTTATTGACATCAAAGACGAATAGATATTCTTTTTTTTGTGAGGAATCGAATTGTCTGAATGCTTGTAAAATGCCTATAGGTATAGCATTCATTTGAACTACTCTACCACCAAAATAAAAACCACCAGAATTTGTTTCTGCGGATGAAGCAGGAATATTCGAACCAGATTGGGCAAAATCTGGGCAGCTTTCACTAATTATCCGGAATTTACCAACAGGCATCATTATAGTTTCTGTTGGGTAATTTGTTTTATTGCTTCTTTGTTCTGAATCTGCGCTTCCCAATAAATCTGTTATTCCGGGATTCATTAATAATGTTTGATATTGCGTGCCATCTTCAAAATCCGGAGGAACAACAGAATTTAATATTTCATTCAAATTATAAGCTCTATTATCTTGTGTATAGTAAGCAGCCTGTGTGGTTCCAATTAATTGTTTATTTTTTAATATTTGTAATACTTTATCACTTAAACTATATTCTTTTGATTTTTTGCCCATAAGTGCGTATGATGGCACAGCAAATAAAAACGGAAAATTATCATCTTCAAATTCTATAATTTTTTTAGATTTATCAAAAAGTATATTTTCTATCTCAGTTTGATTAAACGATTCTTTTGGCCACATTTCTACCTCAACCCATTCATAAGCATATATCCCACCAGAGTCTCTCTCATATGAATCACTATCAGTGGCTCCATATATTTTTTCTGCATCCATTAAAATAGCAAAAAAATTCAAAGGAACATCTCTTTCGCAACAAATGCTTTTTCTAAACGTATTCAATGCATTTTCATTTTGTTTATATTTTGCGTATTCTCTTCTAGCTTTTGCTAAAGGCCATTTAATTTCTTTGTAAATTTTTCTTAAAATAGCACCAGGTAACTCACAAAAATCAAATTGTGCTTGCCAATAATCAGATTCCAATCTAGACATTTCGCCAAAATCAAATCTTTTATCCAACAAATCATCTTCTGTTTGTATCTGCTCTAATTCTTTCATCCGATCTCCCGTAAATCCATCAGACATATGATTATAAAAATTCCACCAAGGAGAATTTTTTGTATTATATGGTGAAGAATAATAACCGTAATTGTTGTCTACTAGTCTATTAGTATTAAAAGGAATAGGTGGATTTGTTTTTGATTTTAAAGCATTTAAGGTTTGTGTATTAACTGGCGGAAAATTTGCAATTATTGGTCTGGTTAATTGAGGATCATAAACATAAGAAATTTGTCTTTTTATTAATGAAGCACCACTATCTAAATTGTGACGATAAACATCTCCCCAGTTAGGAACTACTCTGATATATTCAGAAAATAAACAACCAGTATCTAATAATTGTGGTATATTAAGTTCACCAACAATTTCCATAGAAATTATTGTATTTTCTTGTAAACTATTTTCTTGTGGAACATAAGTGCCCATAAAATTTAGTGGATCTGTTGCTAAAGCAAATACTGATCTAAAATTCCAATTATTTAAATCCTCCCAAAAGAAAAAATCTACTCTATCTGGTTGTTGTTTAAGGCAAGCGTATTCACAAATATAGTTCATTAACTGATGCATTCTTGAATTGTTTGCTAATTTAGAAAAAGGATAAAACGCAGGGTTTGGTTTTAACCAAATATCATTAAATGTATCATCTGATTTTAATAATGTTTTACCAGACCAATAAGACATGCTTTCAATTAAAGTATTTACAAATCCTTTCATTGCCTGCTCATCTGCAATTTCTACTAAATCTGAAGGCACTCCTTCTATTATAGAAACTCCAGCATTAGTTTCTTCTTCGCCACTATTAGAACTACTAGTTTCTTCATTACCGGCAGATGTATTTGTTTGTTTTGATATTTTCCCAATAAAATTTGCTAAAGGCTGAACATCGAAGTTTCTATATAAAAATTCGTCTGATGTGAACCTTAAAGTAATAATTGGAGCAATACCAGCAGGACCGTGAATTTCTTTGGAAGCAAAATCTGATGGGGTTTCTATATTTAAAATTCTAAATATGTATTTTTTTCCGTCTATAGTAAATAATAAAGAATCAAAGGTACTTAAATTTAACTGTTCAATTATGTAAGATGAATCTCTTATGGTCACATATCCTGTTATAGGGCCGTTAAACATATCCTCTTCTATAACAATTTCTTCAAAAACAGAATAACCATCAGGATCATCTGTTTCAGAATTCCACAACTGATATGTTGCTCCTGAAAGCTTTATAATAGTTATGTTGTTTACAACAACATTTGGAAAATTTATTTCTATATCAGTTATCATAATTCTGTAGATGTTATACTAGATATTGTTTGATCATTTACTAAAGTATTCACAATTGATTCTAAGTTTTGAGCTCCATTAAGACTTAAATATTTAGTTTGACTTCTGTTATATACATTCTGATCCATTAATTGCTTTCTTAAAGTGATATATCCTTCTTCATCGTCTGCATTCTGATAATTTGGTATATAAGTATTCAACCAATTATTATTAACTGAAGGATCTAATATATTTCCGGCTATTTGAACGTACAATACAGAATCTAAGTATTTTTGAATAGTTAACAGTTTATGTTGTATTGTTTTGACTTCTTCATATTGCCCTGTATTCTGATTGTATCTCCATATAGACACAACCGTTCCTGAAGGATCAATATCTGGATTATCTACTAATATTGGGTTTACATCAGGATATTGATAAGGTTTAGCATTAATTTTCTTAAATAAATTATCTACACTGTTTATTATACCAATATATTTTTTTACAGTTCCTGAACTTTTTAATAGTAAATGTTCTAAACCCGAATTTAAAAGATCATAAGTTCCACTAATACTTTTTGGTGTTACTAGTTCTGGAGTTCCTACAAAAAAACAATTATTATCAGATTTTGTAATTTTACCCCAAATAACCAGTTCATCATTTGAATCTATTGCTGCAGAATGATATTTGCCTGCTGATACTTTTTTATATGAACCAGAAGGAACTATTGTTCTGCCTTCAGCACTAATACCGAATGCGTAAATTTCTCCATTAGAACGAACCGCTAAATTGTGTTCATAACCTGCAGCAATTCCTGTAAATCCTGTTATTCCCGAAGGATAATTTGTAAGATAAGCAGAAGATGATTGACCACCCCAACCAGTTAATCCGTAATTTGCTAGTTGTATTCCTACACAATAATCAAAACCACAATCCGCATCATATAAAGCCACTGATGGCCCATTAAGACCGTAATTAACTACAGTTCCGTTTTCTTTTATTCCTAAACCACCACTAATACCAGAAGTCCAGTATGTTTTTATAAATCCTGTTTCTCCACCGTAAGTCTGATTAAAATCAGAACAATTACCAAAACATGTCAATCCTCCATCTGAAGTTAGAATAGCAATTATTCTGTTTCCTGAAGCATTTATAAAAGTATAACCAGCAGTTTTTGATTTATATAATCCTTTACTGCTTTGGGGATTAAAACCGAAAGGAGATTCGTCTAATCCTATTTGTTGCCCCCATGCGTATATGGTTCCTGATTGATCTAAAGCAGAACTAAAATAAGAACCACACGAAATCTGTTTAATATTATTTTGTGTATCTAGATCTTCTGGTATTATTGATTGACCATAATGTGGAGATGCACAAGAATCTGTTCCTAGAATTACACCTGCACCTAAACATCTTAAAGAATAAGATCCATTTCCAGTTTCTACTATAATTAAATCTCCTACCGTTATTCCATTTAAATCTGTTCCTTCATATCTGGATAACTCAACAGCAGGCAATCCAGGAGATCCTTCGTTTGGAAGATATATTGAAGTGTTTGCTAATTGATAAGAAAACCCATCGTATTCGGCTTCTATTTTTTTAGTGTATGCTTCTTCCGATTGCCCCCATTCTTTTAATGGGTTTTTTATGTTATTAGTGAAAAATAATGTCCAATAATAACGACCAGAACCATACAATCTGCTGGATATTTGATCTGCTCTTTCTCCTGCTATGTTTGTAGTTGTGGCTAGTTGTTCTAGATTAGAGAAAACAACTTTAACTGATCTGAAAATATCAGTGAAAGCCAAAGTTTGGCCAGAAATTAAACTGTATTGAATCTGAGGGAAAAATTGAAACATTTTATACCCGATCCGATCTAGAGAATATATTATCAGTTCCGTTTCCAACTTGCATTGCTGGCTCTAGTTCTATGAAATTCAATTTTATGTTAACAGCTAATGGTCTATAATTTCCTGTTGTATAAGGAATATTATTAATAGGAGAACGATTAATGTCTACAGATTGTAATACAGAAACTAAAGGCTGACCGTCCCAAAATTTGCCTGTAGTTCCATCAGAAGTAAATGCTTCTATTGCCCATAGTGGAGGGTGTCTCATAGTTAAAATCGAAGAAGTGTTTGCTATAGGAAACACATTTGTTTGAAAAGTAGAAGCTATATCATTAATTATAACTGCTTGTTGCGCAGTTTTAGCAACCAAATCCATTACCACAACATGCGTTCTTCTTGCTCCAGGCAATAATATTGTTTCTAAATGATCAAATCTAATAACACCCCCTCCAGATAAAAAGCTTTGAGCTAGTTCTGCTTTAGCGGTAATTTCTTGTTTTAAAGACTCAACAACCCCTCTTATTCCACCAATTTCTATAGCTCTAACATTTAAAGAACCGCCTGCTTGATAATTTTGAGAATTTAAAGTAGACATCGCTTTAGGATAAGGAACCACTATTTGACCAAACCAATTAGATTTAATGTAATTTAATTTTCTAAATCGCGCAAAACTGCTGTAATATCCCACTTTAAATGATAACCAAACAGGTATTTCGCTTGAGTATATGTCGTTTGATGGAGGAAATTGTAGATATGCCATTTTTTTCTATAAATATATATTGGAATTTATGCCATATAAAACTAAATACAAACCTGAAAACCCCCATAAATATGTCGGTAATGTAGACAATATTATATGTCGTTCTAATTGGGAAAGGAAGTTCTGTAAATATTTAGACAAAAATGAAAATATTATAAGATGGTGTAGTGAAGAACTAAAAATACCATATTATTCAACTATAGATAAACAGATACACCACTATTACCCAGATTTTTTGTTTGAGGCCACAAAAAAAGATAATACAGTAGAAACTTTTGTTGTAGAAATAAAGCCAAATAAACAAACAAAAAAACCAACCCCTAAAAAGAATAAAAGAGCATACTTAAACGAATGCATAACATTTGAGATAAATACTTGTAAATGGAAAGCAGCAGAAGAATATTGTTTTAAAAACGGCTGGAAATTTAAAATATTAACAGAAGAAACCTTGTTTAAACCACAAAATGCCAGACAATAATAATTTAGATAAATCAGACGTTAATACTTTAATTTCTTTTTTCCAAAAAAGCTCTGGTTTTCAACACGCAAACAGGTATAAAATAGAAATAAATCCGCCAATAACAATAGCTGTAAATGTTCCTCCATTATATGCAACATTAGTTCAGATACCAGGCCAAAGTGTTCGTTATTTTTCTGACGTGATGGCACCATCTGAAAATGACATAGCAATTCCTTTAAAAAGAGATTACGATAACAGATTTATAATAGACTTTATTGTTGATAAAAATTGGAATTGTAGAGGATTTTTTGAACAATGGATAAACAGTATATTTGCCAATAGATTTAGAAATACTATTAGAGATGGTTCAATTTTTTCTAGATCATCATTGGTTGAATATTATGATAATATCATAGGAAACATGATAATACGGCCTTTAGACACACAAGATAATACCAATAGAACTATAACTATGCATGGTGTTTGGCCTGGTTCTATTTTGCCTACACAGATGATGAACGACAATCCGAATACTTATTTAACTTTAACTGTAGATATGGTGTATAGATATTACAGCATATCTTAAATATCATGGCTTTAAAAGACATACTATTATCTTCATTACCTCAATATACTGAAATTTTAGCTACAGAAAAAAAGGTTAATTTCAGACCACTTATAGTGTCTGAAGAAAAAGCTATACTTATAGCAAAAAATTCTGGCAATAAAGAAACACTATTAAATACATTAATTAATGTGCTTCAAGCTTGTTATGGTGAAAAGGATTTGAAAAAACAAACTATATGTGATTTTGAGAATATGTTTCTTTTATTACGAGCTAAATCTATAGGAGAAATAGAAACATTTGAAATCGTATGTCCTGAAACCGGAGAACATGTTCATTTAACTGTAAATCTACTTGAAGATATAAAATTAAATAACACAACTGCTCCTAAAAATAACCTAAAATTAGGAGATAATTTATTAGTTGTTTTAAAACCACCAACAGTTAAACAGCTATTAAGTTATCCTGATTACGCTAATTCTTCTGAAACTTTATACGGTTTTATAGGGGACTGTATAAAGCAAGTACAAACATTAAATGATACTATAGATTGCACAGAATTATCAACCAAAGAAAAAACAGAATTTATACAATCTTTAACCAGCAATCAATTTAAAAAGATAATAGAATATTTTGATTTGTTGCCAAGTATTGAAGTTCACGGCAAATACAAAACATCTGATGGTAAAGAGCGTTGTTTAAAAATAAAAGGCATATTTAATCATATAAATTTTTTTTTTGAACACTTAAGTTTACAGCTGTATTATCAACAAAACTTTGAAATGAAATATAATCATAAATATTCTTTAGAAGAAATAGAAACCATGATTCCGTGGGAAAGAACAGTTTATTTAGAACAAATACGAGCAGAATTAAAAGAAACACAACAAAAATTAACCAATTCTACTAATCTGTAATGGAACAACAAACACCACAACCTAGTCAAGAAATACAACAATTTTTAGGGGGCTTTTTTAATACAGCCAACCAAACTCCTCTTTCAATAAATGCCCCAAGCACTAATTACCAACAACCAGAAATGGCTCCGATTAATACTGGAACCAAATTAGGCGCAGAAACTTCTTATAGTGATATAGTTAATAAACAAAACATGTCAGAGAATATTTTAATAGGAAAAGTAAGTAAACCTATAGAAATAGATCCCTCAAATTTATTTACTCCATCAGCACCATCAAAAACCGCCCAAGAAGCTCTTCAAGGAATTCGTGACATAAAATCCAGAGGAGATCAGATAGACATAATTGACCGTTCTGCTATTAGCAGAGAATACAATGATACTGTTTCTGGCGGCGGTGGAATGAACACAAATAATGTAACTAACAATTCAAATATAACAAATGTTACTCAAGTAACAACAGAATATTTATTTAAAATAAGATCAGATTATATGCGATTGCCGCCTTGGCGAGAAGTAATGGGATAATAAAAAAGGCCCCGAAAGGGGCCTTTTTCAATCTTCTCCTAGAGATTTAAGATAACTCTCTACATCCACATCTTCGTCCACCTCAGTCTTTACAGACTTTCTGGTAGAACGACTACGAGATTCAGATTCAATAGTATCCTCAGATTCGTCTTCACCAAACGAACGCATTTCTCCACCCAAAGCGTCAACAAACTTGGTCTTTAGTTCAGGATAACTCTTAAACTCCTTGGGATCAACAAACGGCTTAAGAGCGTGTTGACTCTTCCAGATCTCTTCCAG